CCATTAATTCACGTCTAAGTTGATGGGTATTGAAGTCAAGGCTTAAGTCAACAGCTAAATCATGGAGAAGGTAATATATAGTATTTTGAGCTGTTCCTGCTGTAGTTCCTTTTTTTAGTTTGCAATTTGTATATCCACTTCCCATTTCTCCCTTTACTAATGGACTTTCAAAATCCGCTTTTGCTAATGCTTTAATTATTTTAGTTGATTCTCTCATCTCCTTACCTCCTGTTAAAGTTAGCTCTTGCCTATTCCCTGGAGAGGTCCAGGGTCAAGGTAAGGGTTAAGCTTCTGGGAAACTATTAGGCCACAGCTCTAATGCTTTACTGGGGCTAATTTTTGCCAGCCAATTTCGGGCCTCATCTTCTGTAACTTCCCACATTCGTTCAGAACCTGCAGTATTATTATTCCCTACATTTTCCGCATAATGACTCAAGGGGCCACCTTCACCATACATGAAATAATTGCCTTTTTTTGTCCGATAAAGAGTTTCGCTGTAATGATGAAAATCGTTTGGGTTGGAAAAACTGTCACAACCTAATTCCTCTGCTGTTTCGGTGTTGTACACCATACCATTAATTATTCTTTTCATTTTATCCTCCCTTTGTTAATTGTTAGTGTTTAACTCCTCTCTATATCTCCTTTTTACTTTTAAATTTGGCTGGCTCTTTGGATATATCTCACGGCTAACTTTATGCTGCTTTGCGCTTGTAGAGGATCTTTTTCAAGATTCTCCTCCGCGGAATCCAATAAATCTTTCGCAGCCTGGAGCTTGGGTTGATAGCTATTTGGCCACAATCTTTCGATCGTCTCTCGTAGTTCTTGTATTTTTTCCATTTTATCCTCCCTTTGTTAATTGTTTTCATGTTACCCTAATATAAAGCAAACCTTGTGCCAACAATAGGGAAATCATTAGAATACCATATAACTATCTGAAATTATTACAGTCTTTCTGTTGGAGGTAGTTTTATTGAGGTCCGGATATTAACAATTCTGTTGTGTTTTTGCAATAGATGTTGAAATAAATAGAAGGAATATACAGGGATATCTATATCCAGTATAGGTTTAATCAATAATTGCATTTTTGCAATACTATTGCGTTTTTGCAATAGCTTTTTGTCTCATTGCATGACCGATGTTTAGTGAAAGGAAAGGAATATAATTTGGGTAAAGCACCGGCAAGTCAATTCTATTGGGGCGATTGGTTGAATGATGTAGAACTTCAATCAGCTTGTTCAGCATCAAGGGGTATTTGGGCCAATGCCTTGGCTCGGATGTGGTATGCAAAAATCAGGGGTGAACTCACAGCAACAATAGAAAAGTATCCTTCTATTTTAAACTGCACAATAGAGGAATTTAACGTGTTTTTATGTGAGGCCGAAACGTTACTTTTCTGTTACCTCTCACGAAATGGTAACGGCACAGTAACGCTACGCAATAGAAGGATGTATAGAGAGGATAAAGAAAGAGAAAACAGTAGGTTACGACAACAGAGATATAAAGAGAAACATGGCAGTAACGCCACAAGTAACGGTCAAGTAACGCACCCTTCTTCATCTTCTTCTTCATCTTCTTTAAAGAAAATATATAAAAGAAAGGTTTTATTACCTAAAGATTATAAACTAACAGAGGAGCATATTAAATACGCTGAGTTCAAAGGCATAGCTCAAGGCATACCAGATATATTTGAGGCATTTTGTCTACACCATAGAAAGAAAGGTAGTCAGTTTGTTGATTGGAATGCAGCCTGGCAAACATGGATACGTAAAAAGATAGAGTTCGATAAAGATAAAGGTTATATTGCTCAAGCCCAGGAGCCGGATTTAAATGCACAAAAAGAGCGAGATGAGTATTTAGCACAGTTTACGCCTGAGCAGCGGGCAGAGAATATGGAAAAATTGAAAAAAATAGCCATGGGAATAGTAAAGAAATAAATAACTTGACATGAGATAATAAGAGGTATAGTATTACTTATTAGGATGATAAGAGTAGAGATAATACTAACTGAAATAGTTTGAGTAGGAAGTAGTTTAATGGGTAATATTAAGCAGAAATACACGAAAAAGCAACGAGCTTTGTTGAGAGAGGTTGAGAAGGATCCGGAGGCTAGTAATTATGAGATTGATAAGAAATTAAATACATTAGGTGTAACAAAGAGTAATAACTATTCTCAACAGCTGATACGTAGAAATACTGAAGTAGCCTCTAAAGTAGCTATTTTAAGAGAGAGATACGAGCTTCAAACAGTTAAATTATATCCCTCAGCCAAGAGAGTAGTGAAAGAGGCCCTTAAAGATAATAGCCTTGATGCCGCGAAGTTAGTATTCAAACATGCTCTACCTGTTATAGATGAGGCTAAGCGACCGGTCAGGCAACCGGATATCCTTATCGACCAGATCCAAGCCATAACATACAATGTCCTAGAGGATAAAATCCAAACTCTCCCAGATGATGAATAGCTACGATTTACTACGAAATGCTCGTGCATACTATGACACATATCATTATACTTAATGGTATACAGTGATATAGGAGTGATAGGTTTTTGAAAGTAATATCAGGCATTTAAGACAATGAGAGGCAAGGAAAGATGGTTGTCATATTCTATATTATCAGACACAAATGTAATGATCTCAAGGAGTAGGAGATAAAGCATGCTTATCCTGGTGACGGGGGGGCATGCGGAAGGCGGGGCTACCCTTGTATATAGTATATATACCGACACAAACTTTTCTGAAGTAAAATGCCCCTATATTTTCCAAGAACGGTTTGACCGTCACGCTCAATGTGATGCTGTCAAGAAAATAATATATTTGGCTACTGTTGATGGGAATGGAGAGAAGAAAGCCAAATCACATATATTGGTTAGCTTTATCCATGAAGTTCTCCATGCGATTGATATCCAAAGTGGACACAGTACTTTTGCAGGAGATGAAGGAGAAAACAAGATAGAAGGGCTTAGTGAAGGTATTTATCAAGTTCTTGTAGATAATGGATTTTTAAAGGAGGAGCAAGACGAATCTGAGGAAAAAAATCTCTCTTGGGTTACATCCCAAATAGAAAATCAAGACTATAAAGATCCACAAAAAGAATTTAATGAACGTGTTAAGGAGTCTTAAATGGGCAATACATTAACCTCGAATCCTATCTATGTCGATACGGCTGCCACTGCCTGGACAGGCAATAAAATGGTGCGCCTTATCCAATGGATAGACGATGCTGGTGATATAGCGGATGATGATGACCTGAGTATTACAATAAACGGCGTAACAATCGCAGTAAAGGTTCAGATAGCTACAACTGGGGGCGGTGCGCCGGTTGAAGCTGTTACACCCGGTGTGGGGAATATTTGTCTGTGGCAAATAGGGCCGTTTAATCCCGGGATGTATATGAGTGATTTTGTCGTTAATACGATAGATCACGGTACTCTCTTGATATGGATACAGTAAATAGCGACAAAAAGGAAAACAGTAGCCCGACAGTTCCAACAGATTGGCTGCCAATAATAGCATGGCCTAATTATTTTTACGATAAGCAGGCCAAATTCACAATGTCGGATGCCTGGCAGAGATGGTTTATAGCTGCTAATGGTACTGGAAAATCCTTACAGGTCTACTGGAATCCTCTAGCATATATGCTTGGTGTTCACCCCAAGCAGAAGCAGTTGGGCAAACCACCCATAAGGGTGCGAACGATAGTACCATCCTTTGATAATGTTGAGGATGTGGCTCTTCAGAAGTTGCTTTCTCCACAGACTATCACTCCTCAGGGCATTGAGTTGGGGCCGATGTTGCCCAAAAGTATGATTAAGAAAGGGTTTTCCAAAGATCATAGGCAAATTACCCTGAAAAATGGCTCATTTATGGGGTGGGTAACATCCGAGCAGGGATGGCTGGCTATGAGAGGGGCGGAATATGATATTCTTGTGGTAGATGAAGAATCGGATGAAAGGGTATTTGATGAATGTAAACGTGGATTAAGGAATGCTAAAGGCGGGGGGAAGATAATTGGCGGGCTTACACCTCCCTTTGAGGAAGGTAAGGGGCCTACCTGGACAAAAGAAAAGATTGTGGATGCAAGCATCGATGACCCTGATATTGAGGTTTTTAATGCTTGTATGGCCGATAATCCCGCCATTACAAAGGAATTTATCAAGCGATTTTCTAAGGGTAAAAGTTTAGAGCAGATACAGGTACAGATATATGGTCAATATCCTTCCTGGGGTAAAACAGTACACCCATTTCAGGATAGGATGTGGAATGAAGAGGAATGTGATGGTCATTTATTACCAATAGACACTGAAATGCCAAACAATCGTGATGTTGATTGGGTAATGGCATTTGACTGGCATCAAAGTAAACCTTGTGCTGCTGTGTGGGGATATATCGATAGAGACAAAAATGTAATTATCTTTGATGAGCTTGATACGGTTATTGCAGAAGATAAGAGTATAAGTGATCTTGCGGAATTATTCAAAAAGATAGAAGGGGCACCATTTGACAGACGTAGATGGCGCAGACGACAAGATCCAAGTGCAAGGCATAAGTATAAGGGCATACATAAAGATTTCAATGCCTGGGATGAATTCAGAAGGCATGGCATAATAACAGGCGAAGGTAAGAATAGACAGCCTGAAATTGGTATCAGTATTGTAAATGACTATTTGCGAGGCAATACTAAAGACCATCCACGCCTGTTTATTAGAGAGAATTGTGTCAGGACACGCCAGTATATGAATAATCATTACTGGAAAAGGTCGAGAGACAATCCAATGGGTAAGCCTGATCCAAAGTGGTCTGATTATCCTATTTGCATACGATATTTATTACAAGATCTTGGAAAAACCGAAAGAGAGGGAAAGAAGTGGCCTCTTGTGAGCTACCAGACAGAAGAGAAGAAGAATGTAGTAAACCTGGAAAGATTTTTTTAATTTCCTGGAAAGATTATAAATTTATATCGGAAGTTATTAAATTTATTCCATGGGTTGCTAATGAAGAACATAGTATTTTAAATTATAGGGAGGATTTATGGCATTAAAATTATATTGCAGGATATGTGGAGCTTATATTAAAGATGTATCAGTCGATAAAGCCTCAACCATAACCGGACAAGAGCTTTGTGTTATCTGTGCTGATAAAATAAAATTGATACATGAAGAACTTGATCGATTTAAAAAAGATACGATTTTGAAAGTTACTGAGATATGGGACAAGGCAAGGGAAGAATTAAAACAAGTTGAGACTTTCAGAACAAGAATGATTCACCGCTGCGAAGCACTTTTCAACCAAAAAGCGGCCGAAGCAGATACTATAATTCAAAACTTAATTGAAGGCAAAAAGAAGAAGAAAGAACCAAAAGAAGTCACAAAATAATTTTTAAAAATATCTCCCGAGAGGGAGAGAACAACATTGAAGTCCACCCCGTGCACGGACAGGGTGGGCTTTTTTGTTGGGGAGAATAAAGATGGGAAAAGCAAGAAGAGGTGTCAGGGACGGTAGTGGTCCTTATAGGGCTTCTCCAAGAAAAATAGGGAGAAGAAAGGCAAGAGGTATTAAATGCCCAAAAAAGAAGTAAAAAGAAGAGGCGGTTCTATCCGGACTCGAACAGTCAAGATTGGTAAAAACAAATATATGCATTGTGAAATAGTTAGAAGAAAGGGGCCTCGTGGTGGAAGGACAGTATGTGGGCCTGTAAAAACTAAGAAGAATAAAAAATAATGGAGCGTACATTAAAGATTTGGGGAGAACGTTGGCTGCTAAGACAAGATTCAACTCACGCGGTTAGCTATTTAAAACTAATAAAGGGAACTCGATGTAGTTGGCATTTTCATACACAGAAATGGAATCTGTTTGTTGTGTTGCGGGGCAAGGTAGGGATTAAGACTACGCATGGAGAAACTATTCTCACAGAAGGACAGGAGTTTACCGTGGCACCCATGCTTTGGCATGAGTTTAGGGTGTATGAGAATAGCGATATGATAGAGGAAATGTATGTAAAATATGATGAGTCGGATATAGAGAGAAAGGATTTGGGGTCTGCATTATGATGAATAAAAAAGAGCAGGAAATATTCCGATACATAATGAAGTTATACAAGGATAATTGGGATAGAAACCAATATAACCGTACAAATTATGATGAAGACTTGGAATATTATCTTGGGTATAGAAATGAAGCGAAGTACCCCCTTGCATACAATGAGGTATTTAACAGGATTCTTCCTATTGTTTATCAACTTCTTTCTAAGTTTATGGATCAGCTTTATCAGACAGGCAATATCGTATCTGTAAAGCCACGAAAGAAACGGGACTTATACCGCTATAAGCAAGTGGAGGCTGTTCTTAATTTTCAACTTGAATCTTTGAATGACATAGACATGCAGGGCGGTTCATACCTTACCATGATGAAGTGGTTTTTCAATAACCTTACATTTGGCAAGGGCGTCATAAAGGCATATTGGAAAAAAGAAGAAAGAATTGCACCCAAAAGAATAGCTTTGCCAAAACCCAATTTTGATAGTTTTGGCAATTTTCAGGGTATGGACATCGTAGACTATATTAGCCAGGAAATGCAGACTATCTACGATGGACCCTATGTCGAGGTTTTACACAACAAAACTTTTCTACCACATCCTCAATATCGTTCTATCCAGCAAATGCCAGCCTGTTTTTTAATTTATAAGCGTAGTCTGGATTATCTTAAGCAACAGGAAGCAAAAGGTATTTATAAAAATATTAAAGAAGTCCCCTGGCAACCTGGAGGGGGCGCAGGGGTTTATGCTAAGGATTCAGATGAAGCATTTGTGAAGGGCTTAGAAATTGAGGGAGGATTACAACAGACAGAACTTGAAGATGAACGAAAAACACCAGAAGTTGACATAATTGAAGCATATACAAAATTAATCTTCGATGAACACCCTTATGAAGTTGGCTCAGGATATAAGATAAAAGGGCGTGAAGAAGAAGCCATTATCCACATAGCAAATTACAAGACAATAGTATCTATCCAGAAAAACGATCATGGCATACGTCCCTTGTTTGACATTGGTTGTTATATGCACCCTGAGATGTATTGGGATTTGGGACTTGTTCGGTTATGCAAGGGTTTACAAGAGCAGATTAATACTCTTGGTAATCTCAGAATGCAGAACGTAATGATGATGATTAACCAGATGTTGCGGGTAGATCCAGAGGCGGACATTGACCCTGAAGCTCTTGTATGGAAACCCTTTGGAATTATACCTGCAATGAAGGATGAAGTAGAGCCGATAGTTATTCCCGATATGCACTCAAATCTTTTTATGGAGCAAGAGAATTTTTACGAACACACCATACAGGACTTAACAGGGCAGTATTCATATAATATGGGCCAAACTCCACAAAGGCAGGAAAGGGTAGGTGTGGTGCAATCAATTCAAAGCATGGGCGAGGCAAGAGCTAAACTTATGCTTATGAGCATGGATTATCTTGGGATACGTCCCCTGTTAAAATATATGATGGTACTTAATACCTTCCATCTTCCAAGTGGTTTTGAATACAGGATAATGGACAGGGAAGGCGGGCAGGATGGACAGTCTTTCGGGCAGATATTCGGAAGTGATATTCATCCTGATTTTGACTTTTCGGCACGGTATTCGGCAATGGAGCCAGCATTAAGTAAGGGCGTGAGGGCACAACAGTTAGTGCAAATGGCTCAAATGTGGCAGCAAAACCCTTGGGTCAACCAGTACCAAATGCTGAAAACCATTATGGAGTTAATGGATATACGGGAGGTTGATTTACTTTTAAAAGCACCTCAACAGATGATGCAGGAAATACAACAGCAGCAAAAAGCACAGATGATGGCAGAACAAGCCGAACAACAGGGTAAGCAGAGATTAGAGCAATTAAAGACACAGGGCAAGTTGGCAATCAGCCAACAGGATTTCAAGGAAGACTCAGCTCTTGCACATCAGGAATTTGGATACGATATGGCACTCGAAGCCATTAAACAGGAGGCCATAGGAGAATAAGAAATGATGGATTTATTTACCTATATGAATAGAGAAAACAATTTTCGCTCAAGCACTATAGGTGATGGCATGGATGGAGTATATTATCATGGTGTTAAACAGTTGAATGATGATCTTGATTTTGAAGAAAAATTGAAAAAAAAATTAGAAAAGGAGAAAGATTCTGAAAAATCTGCTTAACCAATTCATAGAACTTTTTGACAAAGAAGAAGAATACCAGCGAAGGCTTGCAAACTATCAAAGGATATTAAAGACAGAAGAATGGCAATTTTTAAGGGATACCCTGATGACAATCAGGGGAACGATGGCAACCGATATGTTTTCACGGAAACACACCGATCTTGGTATTCAAGAGAAAGATGTAATCCAGAGAACATATTATAACATAGACCAGATGATTGCATTTCTTTTAAATCCTTCCGGATGGATAAAGAAACGCAGCAAATGGCAAATTTTAACTAACCTAAAGGGTAAGGGTAAAACCAAACCAAAAAGGGAAGGAGAATAAGATGGTAGAGGAAAAAGTAGTAACCGAAGATCCGACTATACAGAAGGAAGGATCAGAGGCAGAGGCAGAGGCAAAAGTAGAGGCAAAAGTAGAAGATCCCACAACAGATATAGATGCATTAATAACCGAACTTGAAAAGGCAGGGGTTACGAATACCGAGCAGTTGCAGGGTAAACTTACAGCAAGCAGGGAAGCGGGCAACCTGTCAAACCAGTTAGGTAATGCAAGGCAAGAAATAGCCGAGCTAAAGATGCTTATATCAAACCCAAGACAAACAGGAAATGAGTTCAGCGAAAATGAGCAATCACCTGATTTAGAGAGTATTATAGGAAAGGTACTCGATAAACATGATCAGAAGAAAGCTAAAGTTCAAGCTGAAATTCAAAAGACTGTAAATGATATGTGGAGTGAAATCCAAAATGATGAGGATTATCACTTGGTGAAAGATATATGGGAAGAGAAATTAAAAGACTCTAACTTTATATTTCAGATACAGCAAGGGCAGGCTAATCCTGTAAAGTCTTACAATAATGTTGTGAGGACATATTATAAGGGTATTGCAAAGAGGTCGGTTGATACCATCAAGACATTGCAGGGGGGTACTAAAAATGGTGCACTCCATGTTGAGGAAGCTGGTACACAGACTGTAAGCATACCTGGTGTTACAACTTTAGAAAACAAGACGGTTCTGAAGGAATTAAGAGAGAAACTCGATAAGGGTCAGCTTCTTACTGAAGCAGACGAAATGAAGGCTCTCGAAGCTACTCTTAAGGGATAAATTTCTCTGAAAATATAAAAGAAAGGAGGAAAATCTAATGGCTATAGATTATTGGGGAATATCGGCTGCTACAGATCGTGGTGGCCTGAATGCGACTACTGACATAGTTAGTTTGACTGACAAGCGTGATGTATCCGATGTATTGGATCTGCTTGCTGTGATGGAAACTCCATTTGTGAATGCGATTGGATGGGGGCCGGAGTCAGGTGCTACTTCTATTGAGTGGATTACTGAGGATTTGGGAACTGGCTACATCAAAGCCGTAGGTGCTGTAGGTTCTGCAGCTGTAAGTATTGTAGTTGCCAGCGTTGAGAATTTAACAAGCACAGAAGCCCTGAAACAGATAGTAGAAGGAACAGTTATGTATCATTACGCTTCAGCAGATGGTGAGCATAATATTATAGGAGTTTTATCTGTAACAACTGCGACTGGCACGATTACTTTTGAAGTATTGTGCTGTGCAGGTGATTTAACGGATAAAACGTCTATTTCGACTGCTGATAAAATCTGGATTCTTGGGGCAGCGGCTGGTGAAGGGTCATTACCAAGGCCAGGAACACCGAGAGCAAGAGCAGTAGTTTCTAATGCTATGATGATATTGAGACAGGATGTTCAGATCACCGGAAGTATGAAAAGTACTGATATGTATGCAATCGGCAGAGAAGATCAACATCAAATTCTAATGCGGTTGAAAGAAATGCAGCGAGACCGGGAACGATTTACTCTTTATAATAGTGGAGTATTAACTCGTTCCTCAACTGTTGCTGGTTTGATGTCAGGTGTCTTTGGATTCTTGGGCGGACGATCAGGCGATTACATCGATACATCTACCACAACCCTTACTGAAACAGCGGTTAATAAAGTTGTTGGAGCCTGCTGGGAAAATGGTTCTGAGAATTTGACCTTTTTTGGTCATAAAGACCAGTGTGCGAAGTTTACACAATGGGATAAGAACAGAATCAGGATGGCTCCCAGAGATGGCAGGGGTGGCGGTTATATATCCAAGTATATGACCGAAGTGAATGTTGAGATTGGTATTCAACCCATGAAAAGAGTTCCGAAGAATATGGCATTTGTAATTGATACGAGCAAATGTCAGCTTAGGGCAAAGAAAGGCCGGAAGGCTATCATGGAAAAACTTGGTAAGGCTGGGGATATGGATGACTGGCAGATTATCTCTGAGTTTACTTTTGAGATGAGGGGATATAGTAATGGCCAGCACGGGCTATTCACCAAATTATCCTGATGTATTAACCTTAACCGTGAGGCGGCATTAAACCCCGCCTCACATATAAAATAATGTCTAAAGCTAAAGAAAAATTAAAATACGAAAATGTTGTAAAAATATGTCCTGAGTTTGATGGTGTAATTTCTAAATTCTCTTGGGATCATATAGGTCGTTCTAATGTAAAAACGACAGGTTGGTTAAAGAAATTATGGACTGCTAATATTGAGAAAAACATAAAAAATAAACTCTGGAAAAAGCATGGTTCTGTAAGGAAAGATTGTATTGGTCTTGGCAAAAATAAGGCATTAATAGGAGTAGGAGCAGGCCAGAGTTTCAACAAGAATAAAAATATACTTAAACAAGTAACTGATTTTGATGGAATAAAGAATTGGGAAGATAGAGATTTTATTATAGCAGCATCTAACCATATGTACAAACCGCTTCTTGCTATGGGAATTATTCCCGATTTTGTTTCTCTAGTAGATGGAAGTGATGTGGTTATGGATCAGCTAAATACAGATATTCCACCTGAAGGACAGAACTCAATTTTATTAACAGGGCTTCATTGTTCACCAAAAGTTTTAAAGGAATGGTCAAAACAGGGTAGAGAAATACGATTTTATATGCCAGCGACAGAAGGTCTTGATAAAGTATTTGAAAAAGCAACCAGAAAGAAAGCTATAAACCATGAAATACTGCAAGGCGGAAATGTATTGAATACCCTCTTTTCCATTGGTTTAAGATTTTTGCATACTACTACATTTATGGCATTGGGAAATGATCTTTCATATCCTATTCAGACAAAATTGGAAGATCAAAGAGAATCTTATTATGCCGATGGGGATTATACAAGTAATGCAAAAGGTACAGGTACAGGAAGAGATGAGGCCAGTGCCGGTAAAAAGTGGCTTGGGTTTAGTTTAATACCATCCCTGATTTATACAGGTGATCTTAACAGATATAACATAACATTGGATATAGTAGGAACTTCCCCTACACTGTGGGTTTACAAAACATGGATTGAAGGGAATGTTCTTTTAAATGCAAAAAGCGAGGTTGCTTATCATTACTATAATTGCTCTGAAAGCGGTATTGCAGGTGTTATGAATAAGGATATGAAATTTAGGGATAAGGAATTAAGAAAAGATGCAAATTGGTATCTTTATGATGAGGTTTGTCCGAGATGGCATACACGAATGTTTAAAGATGCAGTACAGGAATTTTTAAAAGCAAAGGAGGCTTTATGGCAACCAGAGGTAATGCTACCAGGTGTCCAGGCTGTGGGCGGTTTGGCTCTAAGGAATTAGACGGATACTGTAAGAAATGTTATCCGACTCATAAAGCAGAATTGGATTCCGCGCCAGTTCAGGAAGTATGTACTAAATGCGGTGAACCGGCCTTTAAGTTTTTGGATAAAAGTCCATATCATAGTTGGTATTGCGAAAAGCACTATAAGGAAAAATTAGAAGAATTTGAGGAAGAAAGAGAACATATTGTAAGAGATAATGTCAAAGCAACTAACCCATTTTTTAAGGGTGAGTTTGTTCCTAAAGTTGATGAAGTGGGAATGATAACTAAAAAATACGGGTATGAAAGATAATGGATGATCCACTAACTCAAAGAAACTGTATAGGGTGCGGTGCTCCATTGGTTGGTTTAGATATACCACTGTGGGGTATGTGCACAGAGTGTATTGCAGGCACAAAAGTAAAACTGGCTATAATGAAGAAAAATAAAAAGTCAAATGAGAGAAGCCCCAGAAGATTTAAGATGTATATTCCACTGCTTGCGAGAAAGAAATGAAATGTTATCTCTGTGGAAATGATAGATTTAAGCCAGTCTATTCTTACACAAAGCCGGATAAATACCTTGATGCTATTGGTTTAGCCATGAGCCATAGAACGTGGTGGCATTGTGAGCAATGCGGACTTTATTTTAACAATACGGGGCTAAAGCAAGATCAAATAGAAAATGCTTATTTGAAATATCGTGACAGCAATATGCGAGGCACAAGCGTAGCAGAAGAATTTGAAAGAATACAAGCTCTTCCAGTATCAGAAAATAGGCTTAGATGTATTTGGCTATCACACAACATAGCAGAGAAAAGACCACAGTCAATGTTGGATATAGGTAGTGGATTGGGTGTTTTTCCTTATGAGATGAGGAAAACTATTCCCACAGTATGTTGTATTGAACCTGAACGTAAATCAGCGACATTTATAAACAATAAGCTGAACATTAATTGTTTTAATGGATTTTATAAAAAAGGAATGTTTGGAAATAGTGACCTTGTAACACTTGTTCATGTATTGGAACACTTTATAGATCCTATTGGAACATTGAAGGATATAAAAGAACATGATCTAAAAGATAACGGAACAGTATTTATTGAAGTGCCGGATGCAGATGAGTTTGATTATTTGGATAAATCACATGATGAGTTTAACAGTCTGCACTTTTGGTTTTTTAAAGTGAGTACCCTTGACAGGATTGCAAGGAAGGCAGGATTCAATCCTTATTTGGTGAGAAGAGTTAAGTATGCAGAAAGAAATTTAAGCAGGATACAAATGCTATGCAGTTGATTAACCCTGAATGCAGAATCGAGACAACAAATATTTGCAATGCCAGATGTGCCATGTGTGCTCATGATACCATGATCAGACCAAAGGGTATTATGGATACTAACTTTTTTAAGGAATTGGTGGATCAAGCAAAAGATACGGGTGCAGAACTTATCTCTCCCTTCGGGTTTGGTGAACCTTTAGTCGATCTCGACTTAGAAGATAAGATACAATATTGCACAGATTTAGGGCTTGAAACGTTTATTACAACTAATGGTTCTCGATGTTTTTCCAGTAGGATGCATGATCTCTTTTATGCAGGTTTAACACATATACGATTTAGCATCCATGCAATCAACAAAGAGAATTATGAAAAAGTTCATAGAAAACTTAACTGGAAAGTGACAACTGATAATCTTGAAGATACGAAAAGAATTAAAGATGAATTTTACCCTGATAGAAAAATATCTCTTACAGTAATACCGATGAACGGGGAAACAGTCCAGCAGGTACGGAATTATTGGGAAGGCATGGTTGATGATCTTGAAATATGGAGACCTCATAATTGGTCAACGCTTAAAAAATATAGGGAAAAAACATCTAACCATTTGCTCTCATGTGGCAGGCCAGAAAGGGGGCCAATTCAGATTCAATGGGATGGAAAAGTTATTCCTTGCTGTTTCATCACAGATGCGGAAATAGTATTAGGAGATGCTCATAAAGAGAGTTTAGAGAAAATCTTAAAAGGGGAGGCATACAATGATCTAAGAGCACGGCATAGGATAGGTGATTTTGAGGGATTGCCTTGTGAGGATTGCGACCAGAGATTCATTTTAGATGAATCACCATTACTATATTCAAGTTGTGATCCACTAAGGTCTATAGATACAACAAGCAGTTTAAAATTTTATTTAAAGTAAAGGAGGAAAGAAAGATGGCATTAACAATAGTTGAAAAATCAAGACAAAGTATGGGTGGAAAAGCATTCAGGGCTTTTGAGATTACTACCGATACTTCAACCGCAGGCTCACTTACGGTAACAGCGGCAAGTTGCGGTATGAACAATTTCGATCATGTAATGGTCCAAGGAGCTACAATGACCAGTGCGGATATAGGTGATTTTTTCCTAAGTACAGTTTCGGGTGCTTACATTGATATGAATGTTACCAGTCTTGACGCTAATGATCAGTTTGAACTATGGGCCATAGGCACATAAGGAGGATAGAAAAATGGCAATATTAACAATAAGTGAAAAGGCAAGAGGCCAAGTAGGTGGAAAAGCATTCAGAGCTTTTGAGATTACTGTAGCTTCAGCAGTAGCGGGAGGTATTACGGTAACAGCGGCAAGTTGCGGTATGAACAATTTCGATCATGTAATGGTCCAAGGAGCTACAATGACCAGTGCGGATATAGGTGACTGGTTTTTAAGCACCTGTTCAGGCCCATACATTGATATGCTTATTATAAGTGCAGATATTGGCGATCAATGTGAACTATGGGCCATAGGCACATAAGGAGGATAGGTTATGTCAATTACTGACGCGACCACTTCGGTTTCAACAGCCTGGACTGAATTTCCTATCGTTAGTTTCACGGCAGGCACTCTTGCCAGTATCACCGAAATGGTAACTGAAATTGAAAGCAAGTTGAAACGTGGAACTTTATCTACATCCACAAGTCCAACATTGGCAAGCGTCCAGAGGTGGTGTATACGGGCTAAAGAAGAACTTATGCAGGTTAAATCTTATACATTCTCCCGCAGATTTGCTTATGCAACACTGTCTGCGGGAGATTACAGGCTATCTCTGCCTCCAGATTATACTGGTGGAGATGTTAGCATAAAAGATACTACAAATGATAGAAAACTCAAGATATGGCCTTCTAATAAGTTTGACCTCAAATTTCCCGATGTTGATGAAGAAAGCAATAACGAACCCATCATTACCTGTATAAAGAATATGGAATTATGGCTCTGCCCGCCTGTAAACGGTACTCCCATTATTGAACTGGAATATGACAGGTCAGGAGATGATAATACCTCTACAGACTTTAGTTTCTTGCCTGAAGTAGAGAGATTCAGATGTTGTGATTATGCCATATATGAAGCCTGTGAATCGATTCAAGATTGGGAAAGGGCTAAGTGGTATAAATCCAAATGGATTGATGGGTTAGGCAGGAGTATAAAGGTAGATGCACGGAGAAGGTGGAAAGAAAGAGGGTTTAGGGCAATTAGTATCTTTGAGGAAGCGTCTGCAAGAAGTAATCAAAATTAAGGAGAAAATAATATGACTTGGAACGCTGGAAAACCAGCATTAGCTAATGCCATAAGTGCTGATGTGCCTGATATTGAAGAAAATTTTGATGTTTTAGGTAAATATAACACTATCTGGATTGGTGCTGGGGCAATGGTTCCTTTAAGCACTAATGGTGCAGAGGCAGGAATAAAGGAATATGCAACCAATGATGTTATGATACCCTATTATGCCTTTGATGGAGCTACAGAAGAATATATTTCTGTTAATCTTGTTATGCCAGAAAATTGGGATCTCTCAACAATCTTAGCTAAATTCTATTGGGCTCCTGGGGATTCAGCATGTACTGCCGGAGATACAGTTGAATGGCAAATACAAGGGATTTCAATAACCGATGATGACGCCATTGATACTGCCTATACAGATGCAGGAGAGGTAATTTCTGATACAGTTTTGGCTGGCAAGGATGCAGATATACACGTTACAGCTAAAACCCCGGCAGTAACCATTAATGGAACTCCAGCGGCAGAGCATTTCATTAACCTAAAAATATCCCGCAACGTTTCTGGTACAGACGACATGACAGAAGATGCCTGGTTATTTGGTGTGGTTATTCAGTATGCCGCTTCTGTGGGCATAGAAACCGCTTGGAGTTAATATGATAATATCTTGGGATAGAAGTTCTGCAAGGGTAACTAATGATAGCAGGGATTTATTGGTAAATCAAAAGCCAGTTCTACTATTGCATTGTAATGGTACAGATGCAGCCACATCCTTTCCTGACTCTTCACCAAGCAATCATACAGTAACAGCGAATGGGAATGCACAGGTAGATACAGCCCAGAGTAAATGGGGAGGAGCTTCGGCATTATTTGATGGCACGGGAGATTATTTATCAATTCCTGATAGTATTGATTGGGATATTTCCACTGATTTTACAATAGATTTGTGGGTAAAGCATGACGATCATGTGGGGACAGAAAATTATATACGTCAAGTTGAACCCGGTGGAAACCATGATAGGTGGGCATTAAGCCATTATCACGGCAATGGTATAAGGTTTTATGTAAGAGATGAAGGAGATTTTATATTAAACATAGACTATGGCGGTGAAATTACCGATACTGATTGGCATCATGTTGCCATGTGTAAAGTAGGGAATGAATATGGCATATATAAAGATGGTACTCAGGTTGCACATACATCTGATGCGGATACAGCTACTTTTACTGGATCTTTATACATAGGTGGCGATGGGGTACATAATGACTATTATTTTGATGGTCATTTAGACGAAATAAGAATTGTTAAAAGCAATCCCTTTGGAGCTGCTCCAGTAGTAGGTTTAACAGATAAAATAATAGTACCGACAAGACCTTACATTTCGTGGAGATAATAATCGCTTACATGAGACATATAAGTATCATAGGTATAAAACTCATTAGCTTGGAATTGCCACTTATCTTCAAATAAGTGACCAGAGAGAATTTTGAATGTATCATCATTATAGAGCCATAATTGAACATGAAGGGTATCAGGCCATACAATGCCTTCTGCAAATATGAGATTGTTTTTGGTCTCTATTTGTTTGGCTGTATCAAGAGCCTCATCAAGACAGGTATAGGATGCACAGGAAAATAGAAAGGATAGAAAAATTAATAATAAAAATAATTTTTTCATTACATTACCTCCTTTTTTAGGAAAGGATACTTTATTTTAAAGCATTTGTCAACATGAATTATCTCACGATTAAACCATTATTGGGAACAAAGAATAATTGCCCTATAGATAGCCCTACACTTTATGAAGCAATAAGTGAAACTATTTTCTTGACCCATGATGTAGGAGGACAGAACTTTGACCTTAATAGGGAAAAGGATTCCTGTTCAAAGTCATTTGGCAGGGCGCAATGGAGTAATAGTGCAACCGCCCAGAAAACTAAATGTTTAGGATTGATGGAACTCTGGGATGGCACAAACAGAAACCATCTTTATTGGGATAATGGTAAATTTTATGTTTATGGTGGAGCTACGGGCAGAGATCCGGTAGCAATAGAAGATGCAGGCACTACAACCTTTGCCACAGATGATGTTGATCTTTATTCCATAATTAATTTCGGTGGATATGCAATATTCGCTGATAGAGGAGAACACACACCTTATAAGTGGAAGCATGGAGATGCTAATACAACCAAACTTATTCTGTCAGGTACAGAATATAAATTTAGATATTTGATGCACCTTGCTAATATGATTATTGGTGTATATTCAGATCAGACAAATGGTAATCTGGATGTGAGATATACAGGAGCTTTACCTACATGGGCTACCTTGGAATTTGCAGCGGCCAATCAATTCTATAAACCCGAGGGTGACGCACCATTAACAGGATGTAACAAACTGGGGCATAACACGGGCTTTCTTTTTAGTGAAGAAGACATTACGCGGATGGACTATTACTCAGGCTCAACTCCTGTGTTTACTGCGGTAAGGATATTGAGGGGATGGGGAAGTATTAATCATGCTTGCATAGTATCAGATGGAATTAACCTCTATGCCTTTGACAAAAACAGGGGGTTTTATAAATTTAACGGTGTGAATGAACCTATCGTTATCTCAGATGATTATGAGGGCATGATAAACAGGATACCTGCCACATACTACAATTTAATAACTGGTAAACAAATTCCTTTTACCAATGAAATAGCATGGAATATTCCGGTTGATAGCGACATCACTCCAAGCAAAATAATATTTTATAATACTAAGACAGGCCAATGGCGCCATGAAAATAAGGCAGCAAGATGTTTGGATGTATGGCAATTAATGTCTACTTTGACATGGAATGATCTTATTATTCTAACTGATGATGTATGGCCTACACAGCATGCATGGGCATATTATATTAATGAATCTCCTTCTCTTGTTTTTGGCAACAGTAATGGACATTTATATTCCTCTACATCTGAAGGTGATAATGCTTCTGATTGGGATGGTTATAGAATAGAGCCCATCATTCCTTTTGATACCAGATACTTCACCCGACTATTAGAAATATGGATAAGCATAGCTGAAAAGATTAATGCAAGCATAGACTTTTGGTGGCGTGGTGGAGATACGGTAGGTGAGCTTGAACAGGAAACATGGATTTCTCTTGGTTCAATCAGTATGAATAGTCCATCTGATCCTGTAATATATCCAGATCAAACAGCACGATTACATCAAATTAAATGGGGTACTAATTTAAAGAGTGAGCCGTTCAGCGTGAATGATATTAAATTTGGCTATGTTACACAGGGGAAGTATTAATGCAGATACAGCAACTACAAACCGATGATCCTAATTTGGCTGTATGGGCTGAGAGGTTAAAAGAACAACTCAATTTAAGTTATACAGGATCAGACACCTGGGATGCTGCCTCGATAGCAGATGGAGATGAAGAAGCCAAAGAAGTAACAGTTACCGGTGCAGCATTGGGAGATTTTGCAATAGCATCCCTCAGTATAGATATTGTTGATTTAGTGCTTAATGCACAAGTCACAGCAGCAAATACCGTGACCTGTATTTTGGCAAATAATACAGGGGGAGCGATAGATTTAGCATCCTGTACAGTTTACGTTTTAGTTATAAGGAGAAATTATCTCTAATGGAAAAGCAAATAGCCCTAGTGAATAATCCTGACTACCTCCAACAGCAAGTATGGCCTCTTGTTGTAGAGTTTGCTGATATACTCAAAACACCTGGAATGTCTGCTCATAGTTTAATGTCATATTTTATGTATAGCGGATGTGAAATATGGGGAGCTATTAAAGATGGGAAGTGTATAGGCATTATCAGCTTTCATATAGCAGCAGCACCATATTACTCTACGGGTGTATGGTCATTTGTTTATATGAAAGATAAGGATAAAGAGCTTATAACGCAATTATATGAGAAATTTCCAGAGTTTTTAGAAAAGAATAATCTTAAATACGCAATGTTTCATTCTCAAACAAAAAAGCTGGGTGAACATTTTAAAAATATATTAGACAGTTTGGGCATCAAAACAATTAAAAGTGAATATGTCCATTCATGTAAAAGAATTATAGGGGGAAGATAAAAATGGGATGGGGAACAGCAGCAGCAGCAGCACTAGCCTATTATCAGAGTAAGCAGCAAGCAAAAGCAGCAAAGGCAGCTTCGGCGCCTTTACCGTTATATTATAAAGAATATCAAGGCACCCAACAGAAAGCAATGTACGATATGATGCAGCCTATGGCCACAGAATTGTTTGGGGGGCAAATGCCAACACCTGCTCAACCAACCATGCCTACTGCCGGATGGTATAGTGGACTTGATGAAAATGTAAGGGCGGGAATAGAAGAACCTTATAAGGCTAGTATGGCAATGGCAAGAGAAGGTCTTGCTGGACAGGGACAATTAGGAGCTATGGGTAGTGGAGAAACGCCAGCCTTTGGTGGTGGAGCGGCAGATGTGTTTGCTCAGTATGCGCAAAAGGCTGCCCCTGCAATGGCACAGACTGCATGGGGAATGATGCAACCAGGAATGTTAATGGCTCAAGAGCAAGCATGGGAGGGACAAAAACTGCCTTATCAAATGTTACCCTCTATGTTACCACTAACCTACTCTGATTTGCTCACAAGCACTGCTCCAACAATAAGCCCGGCAACGACAGGAACCGCGCAAACTGCACAAGCCAAGGCTTTACAAGCCCAAATAACTGCCTTACAAAATAAATATACTAAGTTTGCTGCCAAAGCGCCAGCAGCGGGTTATGAAACATATGGTGCTGACGCTACTAGTGGCTATGGCGGAGGGTATGATTTAGGAACATAAAGGAGTTTAATTATGACAGTATATAATTTTCCAACTGAATATCGTAGACCTGCTATGTCTACAATGGGCTATTTCGCTCAAAACCTACAACCTATTCTTAGCGCATACATACAACACAAGACGCAAGAAGAGTTGTTAAAGAAACATGTAGAAATTGATAAAATGAAAATAAAGGCAGCAAACAAAGAATGGGATAGAAGGTTTAGAAAAACGCAAGAGGGGAAAAAAGCACCAGAACCATCACTCGGAAAAACCCTTTATGATGAACATGGTTTGGTTAAGATGGGTGAGAAGGGTTTTGCGAAAATTGGAAAAGATGGCAGAATTAGCATAATAAACTCATTCCAAGCTGACAACATTAAAAATGAGCAAATAGCCAAGTGGATAGCAGATAAGACATTGATTCCTGTTGACGCTAATTATCCTGCTGGTGATCCAAGTTTTAAGCTCCAGGATAAAAATTATTACTTTAATCCTGAGAGGGGGAAAGAAAAGAAAGGATTATCAACATTAGAACAAGCAAGAAAAGCATTTGTTGAGAAGAAAGCAACACCAGAGCAGATAAAATTGTTGGGTAAAGAACCTAAAGGTGAACCTCAAACCGCCAAAGAAACTATTATTCAAAACTATATTAACAAATTTAAGACTCCCCCAGGTGTTATGGGTGCTATTCAAACACTTGCTCCTGAAAAAAGACGGGCAAGATTACAGGGTCTTTTTCATACTATGAATATTGAAAGAAAGAAAAAGAGACTTGATAAAAACGATATAGCCCGGATTGAACAGACTGTAATGACAGATTTAGGTGTTGAAATAGAATTGCAACACGGAATTAAAGCAGCAAGAATGGCAGGTGCTACCACTAAAGAGTTAATTGAAATTATAAATGCTTATAAAGAAAAATAATGCCAAGACTTGAAATACAACAAGCATTTGATAATGCTATTTCTCAATATAGAGAAAGAGAGCAAGCAGGATTTCCTTCTTTAGAATCTAAAACTGAGTGGGGAGCGAAGCCAGTTTTAGAGGTTGCTGAAGAAGCAAAGATAGGTGGTGGAACCTTACTCGGTAAGATGATAGACGTTCTCTCAAGGGGTGAATATGCCTCTGCTGCTTTGGCAAAGGACTACATGCTTGGCAAACCATTTGATGTAAAGTCTGCTATTAAGGGATTAAAGGGTGAAGAAAAAGGAACCTATGATGAATTGATGCCTGCCTTATTCCCTGAATGGGGTAAATGGAAACAAAAAGCTATGGGACTTTCTTTAGCCATATTTGCAGATCCAACAACTTATATACCAATGGGAGTTATTGCAAAGGGCACAGGCAAGGGCATTAAAGCCGTTAAAGCAACAAAAGCGGCTGAAAAGGCTATGGAAACAAAACTGGCAAAAGGTTTTATTCCAAGTGCAGGACTGCCAAAACCTTATTATGAGATGAAATACTATGCCAAAAAAGGATTAGAGGCAGAGCAAGAGAGAATCCTTGATGATATTAAATATTTAAGCAAGGGTTTAAATACAGATGATATGAAAAGACTCTCTTATTTCAGAGAGCATCCCGATAAAGTTGCTGATATGCCCTATAAATTGCAGACAAAACTTGAACAGATTGGAAGTAGATTTGATGGTCTTATAGATGAAGGAGTGGAAAAGAATATTATTACTGCTGATACTGCCGCTAAATGGAAACAAAAAGAAATTCCCTATATGGCTCATTATTACCCTGAACGTGGTATCAATATAGTATCTGGGAAACTCCCGCCTGGATTATTTGATAAAGTTAAAAAACCTTCTTTCCTTAAACAACGCAAGTTTGAAACCCTTGAAGATGCTAAAGGATTAAGTGATGAATTTTTAGATATTTCAAAAGCCAAAACAATAGAAGAAGCTAATGAAAAGATAGCACAATATGGATTAACAGATGCCTTTGGTAAAGGACAAGTTACAGATTTTAAGGACTTAAAAAATTATGCTAAGGCTCAAAGTGCAGTCTATAAGCCAGAAGAGAATATCTTAAAATCTCTCGGAATAAGAAGGTTAGAACAGGTCAATGTCATAGCAAAAAAACAGTTTGTTGATAACGCACTAAGTGAATTTGGCATGAAGGTTAAGGCAGGAACTAAAGTTGTGCCCGAAGGACAGGGAATTTATCTGCCTAAAGGGGCGTTAAGGTTTTATGGTAAGGAGTATTTAGAACCAAATTTTGTCAGAAATCTTCGTGGATTAGCTGACAAATTACAAGACCTTAGAATTAAAACAGAGAAAATATCTGAAGTTAAGAAAACTACTGAGACAACTATAACAGGTGGTGTTAAACTTGCTGAAAGCGGCCCAACTGCTAAACTTGAAGGTGTTATGCGTGATGCTCTTACAAATCGTGGCATGACTACTGGGGAAGCAGATGTCTATATATCTAAGTTAAAGGCTGGTGGTTCAAGTGCTGTTGACGATATTATCCGAGAGATAACAGAAAAGTCAGAAATAACAAAGACATCATTATCAGAACAATTTTTGGAAAAAGACCTTATTGATGTTAGTTCTCTTAGTGAAGTTCAATTAAGGCGAATGGTTGGTGTTAGTGGGAAGGTTCCAACGTATATGATGCCTGAATCAGTAGCAAGAGATATGAACAGAGCATCAGCTTTATTCTCTGGTGATCCTGCTACAAGAGGATTCTGGAAATTATTTGATAAGGGTCAAAATGCATGGAAGGGCATGGCAACCGTTATGAGGTTGCCCTTTCATTTAAGAAATATGTACTCTAACTGGTGGCAGGCATGGTTAGCGGGTGTTAATAATCCACAAAGATTTATCCAGGCTGCAGGTATACAATCAGGCGCTTTAAAAGAAATTAAACTGGGTAACAAAATTTTCAGCTATGGTGAGATTAAAAAAGCCATAGAGGATTTTGGCATACATGGGAAAGGGTGGGCTGGTGCTGACATTCCAGTAACTTATTTTAATGAATTAGAATCTATTATAAATCATGGCAAATTACGACACCTTAATCCTATGAAACTTGGTAGGAAGTTTGGTGTAATGATAGAAGATAATTCTCGTATAGCTACCTTTTTAGATCAGATTGCTAAGGGTAAAAGTTTTAAAGATGCTTCTCGGAGTGTCAGAAAATACCTTTTTGACTATACTGAATTGACTGATTTTGAAAAGAAAGTTATGAGAAGAGTATTTCCATTTTATACCTGGAGTCGTAAAAATATCCCTCTCCAGATTCAAAATGTTTTAAGCCAACCCCGAAAATATCAGGCTTATGCTAAAGGGACACGAGCTTTTCAAGAGCCAGAGACACAAGAGGAATTAAGATTAAAGCCAGATTACTTTCAAGAATTGCTTTATGTTCAATCGCCCTTTAAAACATCTAAGGGCAAGCCAATGTATATGTCTATAGATTTACCTCCACAGGAATTTAACAGACTTAGCAGCATAAGGCATTGGGTAAGTTCAATGTCTCCATACAAGCTATTAGCTGAGGTGGGTCTTAATATAAAGACATTCCCTGAAATCAGTAAAATCAAAGAATATCCTATGGATATGGGGACTGCCCCTTTTTGGGTAGCTTATCTGCCTAAAAAAATACAGAGCAAGCTGACTGATTGGCATATTGTTGATAAGATTATGAATAAAGAAACAGGTGAAATGATGTTAGGAATGGATAAGAAATGGAGACACGCTTTCCAAACAGCTTTCCCATTCCTTAATGAATTGAACCGTATTTATGCACAGCCAATCACACTTGATGATGAACGACCCGAAATGAAGTGGAGAGCATACTTATCGGGCATTGGTTTTTCTGCTTTAGATACAGTATTTCAGGAAAAGCAGGAAATATATGATAAAATGGGAGATATTAAAAATATACAAAAGTTTGTTTCACAACATGGAAGAGAACCAAATAAAAAAGAAATGGAGATATTGGCACCTAATTTGCCAGAATTAAGAGAATAACCTAACCTAACATAGTTTTAACTTTAACCCATCCGTGCATTGGGCATGGATGGGTTTTTTATTAGGAGGCAACAATGCACAAAACAGTAATAAACGCAGAAACAATAGTAGCGAGTGGGACTTATACAAGTCAGGGTATTGCCATACCGGAAGTACATTCTCATTTCTCATTATATTGGGATGTTTCAGGGGATGGTACGGCAAAGTTTGAGTATGAGAGTTCACCAGATGGAGAGCATTATGTACTTGATGACGGTACGGCTATAGCTTCTGGACAACTTAAAAATAGTGGGCCAGGGAGTGATGGAATAGATATGGTTGATTTCTCCCCCTTACCTTGCGAATCCCTGAAAATCAAATGCTCAGAAACGGGTACATCAGACACTATAACTGTAACTGCTATTCTGTGTAGCACATAAGGAGATCAACATGAAAGGTTTAAATAAAGGAGTTCTGTTTGGATTCTTATTTATCCTATCTATTACATTATTTATGGGATTTAAAGGTGAAGGATGGAGAGGATCTAAAGAAGAAGTGCAAGATTGGGTTGGAGCCATGCTTGGGGGTACTGAAACAGGTGTTAGTGTTACCTATCAGGATGCAACCAATGACATAGATTTTGTGGTAGATACTGACTTACAAACCTTGGCAGGCCCTACAGCCTGGAGAATGTTCTACTCAGATGCTGCAGATCCATTTATTCAACAGATAACTCTCGGGGCAAACGGCACTTTCCTTGAATCCAATGGTGCGAGCGCGGCTCCTGCTTTCAGGGCATTGGAAGACGGAGATATACCTACCACTCTCACACTCGAAACCATTTCTGGTACACCTGCGATAACCAATGGGGTTGCAATAGGGACAGACCAGGATGCCAACAAGATTGATGATGCCACAAATGGAGCGGGCTCAACCCAACTCTGGATTGGTGATGAATACATTGTGGTCTCTGGCGATATAGGTGTAGCTGTCCAAGCCCAACACGCTGCTCTTGCCTCTATCGTAGGTCTTACTGAAGCAGATGTTTCTATTATTGCACAAACGGCAGCGGATACCTATGAAGTTGTTACCTCTGGTGGTAACTATTATATGCTTACCAGCGATGATGATAATTCTGATTTGGCATTTGTGGCTCCTGCAACTGTGCGAAGCCAATTAGACCTCGAAGCTGGCACGGATTTTTACGATATAGCATCCGCAGACGCAGCATTTGAGGGAGAATTAGACGACTCCGCTGGCTTGCTTGCTGCCCTTGATGACGAAACAGGTACAGGAGTAGCAGTATTTGGAACCGCACCCACCTTTACAACCAAAATTACTATAACTGGGGCAGATGCAACTCCAGGCGCAGCAGGTGAAATTCTATATGATACAACGGTTACGGGTTTAGCAGATGGAGCTTTGGTTTGGTACGATCAGGATGAGGCTCGATATATTGTGGATTTGGCTGTTTTGCCCTCAGTTGATGATTATATAGTAGCTTATGATGCTGACAACGATAAATTCTATATGAAGGCTGACTCAGGTGCAACTGCATGGGATGACATAGGCAATCCAGATGCCAATAAAGCCTTTGATTTTACAGATTTTTATACCTCTATGGATTTCGGTGATACCGATCACGATATGTTTACTATCGAACTCACAGGGGCATTTGCAGACGTATCAGGTCTTGTTATTGAGCAAAAGACAGGTAATCCCACGGATGGAACTCTGCTTGAATTGAAATTGGCAGATGGCGAAACCGACCCTGATTTTGCGTCCTATAAAGTAGGTGCAGCCGAAGTATATAATGTCGATGCCGCAGGAAAAGTCACAGCATTAGGGGGAGTGGATACTGGTGGCTCAGCTACCCCCTCATTTATTCAAAGAGATTCCGATGCAGCGGGGGCAGCGGCAGCAGATGAATATTCAATGACCCTTGAATCTGGTTTTTCCACCACAACAGAAGATGGAGAGATTAGTGATTTTGCCCTAACAGCATGGGGGGCTGGCACAGCAGGCACTCAATATACACATCTATTCTGGGATGGCTCTGATTCACATCTTTACATGGGTGTTTTAGCAGACTATACGGCTGCGAATCCCTCAGTTGCGCCTCTTGATTTAGCTACCTATGAATCTCTTGTGTGGGATTTTGATTATGGCACAGACACTGTTGGAGTATCAAGCCCTGTAAGTGGAACTACAACGGTTAATTGGACTACTTTAAATCGTTATGGCACAGGTCTCCTTGCCGGAGGGGTAGTAACCAACTCAAAGGCAGCAGCATATACCATAGGTACAGATAATGCAATGGAAGCCTATGGTGGGGTTATCTACGTTACCGATGCTGCTGTTATTACCTATCCAGCAGTGGCCACGGGGATGCATTTCACCATCATTACAATTGGGGCTGTGGCGGTAAGTGGCGATCCGAACAACTCTGATAAACAGTATTTAGACGGAACATTGCTGGATGATGGAGATAAGGTCACAAATACATCCACGACAGGCGATCTTATTGTTGTAACATATTTCTCTGCTGATGGTTGGTACACTATTTCAGGCTCTAATGATGGCGATCCGTGGACGGATGATAGCTAATGGAGATTAAAAATATGAAGAAGTGGATAGTATTATTTCTCATTGCTGTTTTACCTTTTATCTTTGGTTTTAGCATACAGCACTATCAAGCTCAAGTTATCAAGATGAAGAAGGCTGCTGGTGATGCTTCTTGCGACCCTCTTGGCACAGCCGAACTCTATTGGGATGGTGAACACACGACAAGCACGGTAACAGCCTGTGTTAGTGGTGGGACAAAAACAGGTACACTTAGCGGGGCAACCATTAGCCAAGCGCAAGCCCGTGATACTAATTCATTATTACTCAATGCAGATGACGATTATATGTCATTTCCTATAACAACTAAGGATATATTTGATTCTGCCGCTGGGTCTGTTTCAGTTTGGATATATGCAGATGAAACAACAACATTCAAGCCCTTTTTTGAAGCATACCACGGTGCAAATGATATGGTACAAGCAAAAGTTAATATTGATAATACCATCTGGTTAAAACACAAGGGGGATGGCTCCTCTGTTGTTGTAGAGTCAACTGATACCATATCCGATGATACATGGACTAATATTCAGATCCGATGGTCTGTTTCAGAGAATAAAATAGGAATCAAAGTGGCTGCTGGCGATTGGTTAGATGATAGTGACGGAGATGCAGTTACAGCACTTTCAACTGAACCAACAGTCATAAAACTTGGAGCGACTGAGATTGACGGTGGCATTAATGATTTTTTCGTTGATGATTTTTGGATATGGGTGACTTATGACCAGAGTTAAAATAATAATATTATTAATAGTTTTTCTATTCTACCCGATTGTTACTTTCGGGGGGTCGTGTACTGAAAGCAATGGCTATCTCGTTTGTGAGGATTGGGATGCTGATACCCCACCCGATCCCTGGCCTACGAAAGATGGAGAAGAATGGCATAACTGGACACCTGCCGATTATGGTAATTGTGATGATGGAGACATAACTACAGATCAAAAAAATAGTGGTACAAGAAGTTTAATGTTGCTTAAAGCAGATGGGAAAAAAAGCACAGTTGATTTAACTCATGCCATTGCTGGAAGCCCAGGCAAGGTCTATGTTAGATTTTATCTATATATCCCATCTGGTGAAACTACGAATGTTGGCAGTTTTTGCCACTTAGTCTTTTTAAGTACCTCTCAATCTGCTGAAGTTGCTTTAGATTTCCGAAAATGTGGTGAATATGATGGCGGTTATTATGATTGTACCTCTGTGCTTGGTGGGAAGCATGTATTGGTAGCACACAGCTATAATCCAGAACAATGGATAGGAAATAACCAAGCTGCACGTGGAGGTAGCAGAACTTATTTTCCTATTGAAGATCATGAGGCTGAATGGATACTGGTTGAATGGATGGTAGATTTTGACAATGATAAAACATCACTTTGGATCAATGAAACTGCTCATGTAATAGATTACGATATGGCTTGGAGCTATGCAACTACTGATATGGTTATGTTTTCCGGTTTTTCCTTAAATACTTCAGGAGCAATTCATTATTACTTTGATGATATTATTGTTGATGAAACTTATGTCGGCCCCAGGGGTGGTGGTGGAGCACCTGAAATTACTGTTACTAATGGGTTTGATGCAGATTTAAGTATTGATTTTGGGACAGTTGCAATAGGCGAAACTATGGATTGTACCGTGACTGTGAAAAATGATGGTACTGACATTTTGGAAATAGAAACGCTAACTGGATTAGCTGCGCCATTCAGTTTAGTAGATGATAATTGTACGGATGCTGACCTGAACCCAACTGAAAGTTGTACTTGTGGAGTCCGATTTTCACCAACAAGTGCTGGCTCAGCCACACAAGATACTCTTATTATTCCATCAAATGACGATGATGAAAGTTCTGTAAGTGTTACCGCAGATGGAGCGGGCGCAAATCCCAATATTAATGTAGGGCTTGTTATAACGGGTTGTGAGGTGCAATAAGGAGATTATATGAACGGAATATCTGAAAAGATTTTAATTGGTCTTCCTATAGCATTAGTTGGCTGGTTTGAAGTCAGAATAAGAAGCAAGGTTAATAATAAACGGTTTGAGGATTATAAAGAATATATAAAAGAACGATTCGATGACCAAAAAGATCAATTAAATAGGATTGAAGATCATTTAAATGGTAAGTAAGATAATCTTACAATGTTATGTAAAATATCTTGACTTTGCCTGAACTTACATATATACTTACAGATAAGCAAGAAATGTGCCAAGAGCAAAGGAAAATCATTGGCTACCTAAATAAATAATGGGGTTTTAAAATGAGTGTGCTTAACGGGGATAACCTTATTCAACAAATATCTTCTATTACTCTCCTTTATACAGATAAGGAGCTAATAAAACATTTTAGTCCGGATGCACCTAAAGTATTTAGAAAATGTGCGGACCGAATTGAGGAAGCATATAGAAGACAAGCAAATGAGCCTAAGAAAAAGACAAAGTAAATTTGCCAGGATGGTAGGCCTACTTATCCTGTTCGCTTATGAGAAAGGGTATGAACTCACCTTCGCTGATGCTCAATCTTTTCCTTCTCACAAAAGACACAGAAGAGGCAGCTTTCATTTTAAAAGGTTGGCAATAGATTTGAACATTTTTAAAGATGGAAAATATCTTAGAAAAACTAAAGACCATGAACCTCTCGGCTTGTTTTGGGAATCGATAGGTGGGACTTGGGGAGGCCGATGGGATGATGGTAATCATTATAGTTTAGATGAAGGAAGATAAAAACAACTTTAACAGGAGGACAAGATGAGAACATTAAAAAACAAATGGCGATCAAACTTGCTAGCTTTGGGAATTAGTTTTGCTTTGGTAGCCGTTATTGTCCTGAGTGTATTAGTGAGTATAGCGTTTGCTGATAATGACAGGACTCCAATAAAAGAAACTGTCACTACAGTATATAAAGAAAGTGCTAAAGAAGAGAAATCTATTTGCCCTAAAACTAAAATGGATAGTATTTGTATGACATGCCACACTAAGGATTGGCGGGTCAAAGAGGTGCCCTGGGATGCTCATATAACTTACCCAAATACCGATACTAAAATATATAAGGATGGAGATAAACAACATGGCTATTATAAGCTCACAAACATTAAAAGTGATGTGGTAAAGAAAGTATTGGATTTTTTTGCTGATCAAAATATTAACCATGCAATATTTGAAGTGCATAGTTTTGGTGGAAGTGGGTTTGAAATGTGGCGCATTGTTGGGCTAATGAATAAATGGAAATCCAATGGAAATATCATTGAGACAAAAAGCAATGGAATTGCTATATCCGCTGGTTTTGTCATTATGGCAAGTGGAAGCAAAGGATATAGATCGGTTAATCCCCATGCTGAATTGATGTGGCACGAAGTACAGGCAATGGAATGGCCCGAGATTGGCACTCCATCTAACACTGAAGAAAGAGCAAAAATTTATAGACATCTTCAGGATACAGCACACACCTATCTTGCTTCAGTATCAAAAATGACGAAAGAGCAACTGGATGATAAAGTTAATTTTAGAGAATTTTGGATGACAGGCAAGAAAGCTGTAGAATATGGCTTTGCAGACGGTTTCATAAAAGAGTAAATGGATCAATCCATCAATCATCATCTTGGGCGTTTACGAGGTCATATTCTCTTGAGAATGCCATACAAGAGAGTTAATGGAATGCCTCTATTTTTCTATAAGGGCGATGAGATTAATACTGGATTGAAAAAATCATATTTTAAATATTTAAGGTTTAAACTAGCTGATTGGATTTCTGGAGGAATGCTATCCGACACAACTGAATGGTATAATCAGTTATTAGAGTTATTAGCTGTTTTAACAAGGCGTGTTTTAAAGGAAAGATACGATTCGCAAAGAAAATGAATAAAAAGAAAGGAGGTAAATCATGTTTATTATATTTGCACATTTAATGACTTTTTATAAGCTCTATAAAACTTTAAGAAGTGGTTATTCTAAATTGCGTCCTATTTTATTGGAATTGGTAAAAGACTCTGCAACCAAAATTGATGATAAGGCTGTGAATGTTTTAGATGGGATTTTCTTTCAGGATGATAAGTAATAATCCTCTACCAAGCGTAG